TTTTATCCTGCTGTTGGTGGTTTGCCGGGCGCGGCGATCTCGTTGATTGCTTGCCCCTGCGATGGCGACGATGCCTGTAGTGCCTCGCCCATCATGTTTGCTTGCGCTACAGAGGGTCTCTTGCCTGTTCCTATGCTTCTCTGCTGTGCCGCGCCTGCCGCAGGCAGCAAGCCTTCTGGAGGCTCGGTTGCAGTGCCTGCCGTTAGCTTCGCGATGGCAAGCTGCAATCCCTCGCGATATGTCGCGGCTTTTTGCTTGTCCATTCCCTTCGCCTCGCCTGCGGCGATGTGGGCGGCGTAATGCTGCATTGCTCGCGTGAAAGGTTGAACCAACTCGACTGGCAATGCTCCCTCTGGCGCACCAGCAATGACTGGCATGAGCTTCTCGGTTAGCGTCTGCAAGTGGATATCATCATCGTCCCTCGGAGACACTGGCACTTCTTGACCTGCAAGGATCGACTGCAATTCGATGACTTGTTGGCGAGTTGCTTCGATGGCATTTGCCTGCACCATGTCGGGCGGAAGGAGGATGGAATTCGCAAGTTCCTGACCAACCTTGCGCGACCAGTCGAGCTTCATCAGTTCGGCCTGATTCACATTCGGGTTGCCAGTGTATCGCTGGATCAGCAAATCAAGGATTGCGTTATCCTGCGCCAGCATATCTGGCAGGAGTTCCTGCGCTGGAGAAAATGCCAAAAGCATGATGTCGCTCGGAGGCAAATTGCGCTCCAGCATTTTGAGGCAGCAATCAATTGCGTCCTCGTCCAAGTGGCGCGGGATATCGAACGGAACCATGAAGGACGGCAGTTCCATTTGCGATTCTGTGAATACCTCGACCACTTCCCGTTTTGCCCAGATGGAATCAGGGTTGCTGATCCTCGCGACATCCAAAAGCGTCTTCAATTCGGACGCAGTTCGGATGTGTTCTGGGTGGCAGATACCTCGTTGCATCCGTTGCACTGCCTGCGACCACTGGAACATCCACCTCGCCAAAATACCTACGCGAATCTGGTTCTCAATCGCGGCGACTCGGTTGATCTCTGACGCAGTCTTGTCGCCAGTCTGAATTCCCATCGCAGACGATGGTAAAAATGTGCCTACCTGAATCTCTGCGAGTCCGCTGATGAACTGGTCAAGCTTAATAAAATCCTCGACATCCGCTGGCATCTGCTGCTGCAACAATTCGTATCCCTCGGAGATAAAAGCTACAGGGTGGTTAACAGTCAGAGGAGCAATCCCAGTCTTTGCTGTCGGGCCTTTTCGCAGCAGCAACATTCCGCGCAAATAGGTATTGTCAATGATCAGATTTCGTGCCTTATCGACTGCAATATGTGTGTTGTACAAGTCGCGCCCAGCACCGCGGGAAGACATCAAAGCACCTGACCCTACCTCAATCGCAAACAACGCGAGGCAGTCGCTCATCTTGTGATACCGATCCAACTGAGTGCAAATTTCCTCGCCAGATTTGTCGTCAAAAAGATATCGGCTAATCTTGCCGTTCGGTTCCTTCACCAGTAGCTCGCCCAGTTCAACATACTTGGCATCGTTCTCATAGCTCGCTCCGTAGCTCCCTTCCCGCATCCAGTCTTCGTATCTCCGCGCATCGTCATCGCTGTCGAGCGTCCTGCCAGCAGGTTTTGCGTTGTTGATTGCTTTGACCAAGTTCTTGATGTGCCACCCTGCCATTGCACTCAATTCAGGGTCTTCCAAAATCGGCAACAATTCCGCGATCTGATACCTTCTTTTCCGCGCCCAGATTGGAGTTGCGTCTGCCTGCTGCGAAGTTTCAATGCTGAAAAAAGAATAGTCTTGACGCATGAATTCTGGTTTCCAATCTCGCGTGTCGTCCCAGCACAATGCGGTAAATCCAAAGGTCGTATTCTCATGCACGATTTGCGCGATGAGGTCGTTCAAGCCTGACCATCCGCGAACGCACTTTGTAATCTCTTCGCGGAATACTTTGGTCTTCTGCTCGCTGTCAATGCTCTGGATCGGGAATTTCGAGTAGGTGAGTGTCGATGCCGCATCGATGACTGTTTTGAATGGTGGTTGAATGCGCGAAACCAAGATTGACAAGAATCCAGTCGGTCGATTGCTTCTCCAATTCTGACCCATCGATTCCAACTTCTTTGGCGAGTAGGGAGGTTCGTTGTTGAGCTTCTTCTGGATCATCGCATTCTTGCGGTTCCTCTCGACATTCTGCTGCTTGAGCCTGCGATAGGCACTGTGGGCTTGCGTGGAGTCTCGAAATGTTCGGCTGACCTTGAGCGTTTTCGGATCAACAACATCACCTTTTTCGTTTCCGCCTTTGTCCGTAATCTCCAGATCAATCCTCTGATCTTTATCGCTCCCGTCCCGAATCCTCGGAGCTTTGGTGGCGTAAAGATTCGTGATTTCAGCGGGTATCGCTTTTGAATTTGTCATAGTTATTTTAGCCAGCACTTGTCTGGAAGATTTCCGCTGATCTCTAAATGCTCCGCATCGAAAAATACTGCTGCCCGATTGTCGTGCCGCAGCACCGCACATCCGCCGAGGCGAGGAGTCGAGGCAGTGTCCCTCGCTTTGCGTATGCTCGCAGAGAGTCGCTCGGTTGCCGTTATGCAAGCACCACAACCTGACCTCCAATTAATGTTTTTTGGACAGTCCAAACATATCCTCGCTCTCGCCTCGGCTAATTCGGAACTCACAAGATTAACTTGCTTGTTGGAATTTAAAATGTTTTTTGCCCATATCGTTATATCACCCAGCAATTCGGACTCGCGATTCGGCGGGGTTACACTCGTAACCACCACCATGTCAACTCCATGACAGTAGGTTGGGTAACTGCCGCACAAAAAGGCATTGATGTCGCCTTTAACATCGCCATTCGGTAGATAGTTCTCGGCGCGATAAGACTCAACAGTCGAATACAACTCGTTGAGCGTATTCGCCTCAAGAAGTACCTCGCCATCTTTGTAGTGCCAGCCTCCGGGTGGCTTGAATCCATGAATTGGTGTTGCCATTATTTAACGCATAATGCTTGTTTTTAACTCACAAAATTAAATTATCAAGCAATTTTTAACTCAAATATTAAAATTTACTCCGAAAAGTCAACATATCCCATACTTTCAATAGTCTGCATCGGCTTTTCAAATGATTTATCCTTCTTCGGCTCGGTCATCGTCGCAACCAATCCCTCTCTCTGCCGCAACAAATACACCAACAAACTCAACGAATCAAGTTGGTCAGGAGAGTTCTGCCTCGTTCTTTTAACAAAATCTCCTTTGCTTTCAACTCTCACAAGTCCCTGCCCTGCTTGCTTATACCTTCTTGCAGTTGCTTGCCTTACCAAATCTTCGTTAGCAAATGATGGCGATATCTTCAGGTATTCAAACTCCAAGAACCTTGCCAATCCAAAAATTAACTCAGTCACCACACCTGAATAAACCTCGTTCGCTCTCTGCGTGTCCTCGCCCAAAATACTTGTCTCGCTTGCCGCCCAAGAATAGTTGACTCCCAGCACTTCCTTGCCAAACAGACTGCACAACGCATCAGAAATGCCTGCGCCATTCCCAGTCCGATCCACGCACAACCAATTCGGTGCAATCTTCATCTGCTTGCAGAAATCCATGATCTGCTTCGTCTGCTCCAGAGTTGGTTTCTTCGGGAAGTCGATCTGCGAGTCCAACTGCAAAACAACTCTCGGACTCTTCCAAGGAATGAACGCTCCACTCCTCGGTGTCCATCCATCGCTCAATCCAAATCTGCCATGCGAGCAGACCACCTGATCCTTGCCTTCCAACGCCAAATCGAACGCCGCCAGCGGAACAACTGGCCCAATGAAACGCACATTCCCCATCGCATTGTCCATCATGGAAGGAGTAATTATCCCCATTGCAATTCCCTCCTGCGGAAACCATCCCCTCGCCATCGTAAAGTACTCTGCCGTCCGCCCCTTGGCCTCGTACGCCTGATAACCCTGCCATGTCTGAAACCCGTGGAAAATCACTTTCTTCTTGACGACATTTTCGCACCTCGCCGCATCCAGTCGCAAAATATGCCATCCATCGCGGGACTCCCACTCGAAATCTTCCTCGCAATCCACAGTCTGCCATCCTCTCGTCGGTTCGCATCGCTTGCCAAACTCGCTGGTTCTGTCCTTCGGATTCGATGCGCCAAATATCTTGATTCTCCCCTTCGCTCCTTCCGTATCCGCAGCAGACAGGATGTTCTGCAACCCCTCCCAGACCCCAGCAGGAACCTCCTCTGCCTCGTCCAAAACAACATGAGTTCTGCTCATCCTTCCCCACTTCTTGTCATGCTTCGCTCTCGGACTCGGATGAAATCCACGCAGCGTTCCCATGCCTGAATCTCCTTTCGGAACCGCTACCAGATGGATTCCGTTCTTGTCATCGTCATTCGCCTGAATGCTCTTTACCAAGTCTTCTGATCCCTCAAATTCTGGCCTGACCAATGCCGTCCGATAAAAGGTCTTGATGGCAGCAAAGACATTCCTCTGCGCGTGAGCTTCGGTCAGAGAGACCACTTTGACGCAGGTATACTCTGGGTCTCGCATCCAATCCAAAAGAAACCATGCCGCCGCATTGAATGTCTTTCCCATCGCGCCTGCTCCCTGAATCAGCAACTTGTCATATTCAAACAGGCATCTCCATGTCTCCTGCGCGGAATGTGGTCGCCAGTCGTACACTGCCTCGCCCCACAACACAGTTGCCGCCGCTTCAAATTGGTCAGCGTCCAACAACGACTGGACATACTTCATCACAACTTCTCTCGCCAACTTCTCGCCCAGCACAATCTTCCCACTCACGCCGCTCGCCATGTTCTTCAACAACCATTCCGCAGCATAGATGATTCCCATCAAATCATGCCGCTCCGCTTGCTCCCTGACCTTGCGAGCAATGTTCAGTGACTGCTGGACTTGATCTTGCTCTACCATTTTCCTTTTGGGCATTCTTCCGTAGCCATGATGACCTTGACTTGCATATTGCAACCGCACTCGTTGCATTTCCCCATCCCACCATAGCCAGCAAGGTCGAACATCTCGCAACCATCGCAGACGCTCAACCTCCTCCTCATCTCTGCCTCATCAACACATGGCAATCCTGCTTTGATAAAAGTAGCAGCACTCGCCATAAAATTCTTTGCCTTCTCAAATATGTTCATTGCTAATCCTTCCTTGTTCGATGTCCGAATATTCTTTCAGCGTCAGTCCCATTCTGCTTGCCGCTGATCGCTGATGCTCTTTGCGCTTCAGCCTGTCTGCTCTCATTCGCTTTCCGATATCAATCCACTTCTGCGTCTCGTCAGGGACTTCACCAGTTGCCTCGCACAGACGACAGGGCAACTTCCCAAATTTGTTGTGCGAACTCCCGTCTTTCATATCGAAATGAGCCACTCCGATAAAGTGACCGTGACCATTGCAATCAGGACAGTTCAT